AGCCAGATGATGGAGATGATTAACGCGTTTCGCAACGTCTCTTCTTATATGAATGAGGTTCTTTCTCGCAGCGTGTAGAACTACAGACAAATAAATAGATAAAGGGTCTACAAAGAAACATAAAAAATTGACCTTTTTTCATGTAGTAGTTCGTATCTACACTAAAAATGATTCTAATTGACTACTTTGCGGTTAATCTCTTTACAGTCTTTGATGTAGCGTATGACTTAGAAGCACAGATGCTTAACGCTAAACTTAAGATATTTGTAGACCCTCTTCCTTCTCCTCGTTCACAGAAGAGTCTCTTTCAGAACCTGACTTCCTGGATTAGGCTTTCATAAGACCTAAGAAATGTATAGTATTAAGAACAGATGGAGTTTAAAAGACCAAGAGGTGATATAACCACTCTTCTAGATTTAACAGACAGAGATGTCCAAGAAAACGATTTTTTTCCGTTAGACACCGCGACGACGTGGTTCACGCGTAATCCAGATAGAAGAACAATCCCCTTTGTTCCAGTCGTTCAAGACTTCTCGTTTCGCGGTCCCGCCTCTTACGGACAACGGTTCTCATTTGAAATTGGCTCTCTTCCGTGCGGTGATATCTTACTCGGAACAGCCATTCAAATCAAGTTATCTCACTGGCTTGATTTAACTACACAAGTTCTTATCAGTTCTGGGCAGTATACATATGACACACCTTCAGATGCTTTTTTCTTTGCGAACTCTATTGGTTCTGCTCTGATTGAAAAGGCAGAGTTGGAGATTGAAGGGGTGACTGTTGAAGAGATAGATGGTGATTTTATCTACGTCTATGGGAATCTTAGTGCAGAGTTAAATATGCAATTCGGCTTATCAAGAGATTCACTCGGATTCTCCTCAACTAGTGATTTACTTGAGTGGAATCCAAAGCGAAATTTTCCTGTAGAAGATGGAACTATATTCTGTACTCTCCCATTCTTCTACATGAGAAATCGTCTTCGTGAGAGTCTCCCTATGGTTGCATTAAAAGATGGTTCCGCTAGAATTCATATTAAATTCAGACCGTTTGACCAAGTAGTTCGTCAAAAAAGAGGTTATAGAGATACGTGTGATAGCGTTCCATTAGGAACTACTATAGCTTTTAACTCTAACTCTGTTATAAAGAGTGTTAGTGAAGTAGTTCCAAACTTCCAAGAAGTTAAGCTTATCACTTATGGAGCTTATTTAGACGGACAAGAACGCAATAAGATGCTGCGCGAACCGTTTGAGCATATTATGAGAGAGGTTCAAACATTCTACTTTGAAGAGCCTTTGAAATACGCGATTTCAAAGACTTCCAGCGACACTATCACTATACAGTTGCCACTAGAAGCAAATCACCCTCTAGAAGAGATCATCTGGTTTGTAAGAAGAAAACAAGCAGCAAATAATAATGAATGGACTAATTATAGTTCTGTTGTTGAGAAAGAGTATGATGCTACTTTTAATCCACCGATGCCCATGTTAAAAAGAGCAGTTATACAAGCAAACGGTCTTACTCTATGTGATGCATCAGAACAATATTATAGACAACTTATTAGCAGCTATCATAAAGGAGGATTTACTCCATACAGAAGATTTATATATGGGTATCCGTTCGCACGTCATCCATCAGAAGAACATCAACCATCTGGCTCATTAAATGCAAGTCGTGTTCAAAGTTTACGTCTTACATTAGAGGTTCAACCACCAGAGACTAGTTTAGATGCTGGTTGGGAAGTGAAAGTGTTCTGTATAGGATTGAACTGGATAAGGTTTGAGAACGGGATTGCAAATAAACTATTCAGCGATTAACTCTTACTCTTACTATTCTATGACTGGTGACAGGTAATCTGGTTGTGGGATCTACTATTTCTTTACATTTGAATAAAGTATACGTTTCTTCAAGTGAATATATGTTATTCTTATTATTGTTTAATATATAATAATAAGAATCATCGTTATAATCTTCAAATAAGATTGGCGTATGGTCTGAACTACTTACTCTTAGTCTTGGAGCAAAGAGTTTTCTAAGGTATATTCTTAGATTTACACTCAGCATCGTGATAAACTCTACTATAGTATTATTATAACAATTTTTTCAAATTTTTGTATAAACGTAGACCTTTGATTCACTAGACCATGTCATCGGTAATGATACATTATTTAGTAGTTTAAACGATGGATTTTCTGTTAATTTAGAACACACAATTACGCAACCCTGTTTTACTTCTTTTGCCAGCTTATTAAATAGTTCTATATTATGCTCATCAGACATCGTCAGATTAGATACAAATATCCAACACGCATCAGAATAGTTGATTGAATCGTTGAGCATAGAGATACATAGATTTTCAACTCGTTTTTTAACAGAAATATCACGAATGTTTTGAAGAACAGTATTTGCTATTTGAACTCTATCAGGGACTATTTCAATTCCAGTTCCTTTTAAAGTAGAGTTCAAGTAACACATACCAATCACTAACTTTCCAATTCCCGAGCCTAAGTCATAGAAGTTTCTATATGGTAATGAAATTTTAGATATAGGCGCATACTTGTTAAAGATTTCATAGAGTATAGGTATACTTGATTCTTTCACTTCGCCGTATATCGTTGAATGGCCTTCAAGATTTGAAATATTTACAGAATATCCGTTATATTTTTCATATAAATGTGAAATAGGAAGAATACCACGTTTCATAGTCTTTTTACGATATAAATTATGTTTACGCGTTTGGTTTTGTTGCATTCTTATATATAAATAAAAAAAATAGGCATAAAAAATACTTGTCTCAAACATTAGATGGTTGCTTCTTTGCTCCGAAATTTAACAAGTGGAGTTCAAGATGGAAGATTGCTACCACCAAAAGGACAACCAAATATATCTATGTTCACAAAAGCGTTCATACGAGCTGGTCGTTTTACAACACAGTGGGTAAGACTTGATTTTGATAATTCTCCAACTCTAGGGAATACGAGTATTTTAACAATCCCTCGTAAAGGTCACTTGGTTACACGTCTTTATCTCGTAACAACTATGCCCGATATTTATACAGTTCAGAATAAAGCACAAGAGTATGCTACTTCTAATAGTCAACAACTATTAGGACCCCACTTTGGATGGACAAATAGCTTAGGACATGCTCTTATAAATGAAACGTCTATAGAAATTGGAGGCGCACGTGTAGAACGTCTTGATGGGAGATTGCTAGAAGTAATGGATGAGTTCTATACACCTCTTGAAAAACAAGCATCTATGAATAAGTTAATTAAACGAAAGGATAATGGATTTAATTACAATAGTTTCGGTGGTTCAGATGAAACACCTTCTGTTGTTGTTACACCACTTCCTTTCTGGTTTAGTTGCGGAGACTCTGGGTTAGCTCTGCCGATTGATGCGATTCAATCAGATTTAGTGAGACTATCTATAAAATTTAATCCACTTAATTCGTTATATGTAAGTTCTGCTCAAGTAAACTTACCAACAACACTACCTGTTGGAGGGGATGCTTACTATTCGCTAAGTAACTCTTCATTCTATGTGAGTGACCCAAATGGTTCTCCAGTATATGGATTAAATGGAAATCCGAATCAGAGTGATTTGGCATCTAAAATTCCTGGAATTCAAATGCCAAACACTTTTAATCTAGGTTCTACATATATTCTAGCAGAATATGTCTATCTAGATAAACCTGAAGCGAATAAGTTCCGTTTATCAGATATAAAAGTTCCAATTGTTCAACACTATCCGTTTGATCCAATTGATTCTCAAAATCTCAATCGTATAAATTATAAGTTTAGTGTTCCAAATCCTACGAGAAACTTATTCTTCTATATGAATCACTTTGATGCGGTTCGTTATAACGCTCCTTTTTTGGCAACACGAGATTTGAGTGGAAATGATTATAATGAAGATGCATCTGGAGGTCCTGATATCCCCACAACTACTCCATGGTGGCCTGATGCATCTGGTCTAGAGAATCCGCAGAATTTAGGAACTATCCGTTCTGCCTTCTCAACACGAGATTCTGAACCTCTCTCAAGAATAGTTTTAGAGTATGAAGGAAAATTAATACGTTATGGAACAGACGCTCCTTCACTTTTTCGTTCTATCTTACCATCTCTAGAAATGAGAAAGAGTCCTTGGGTAAATCGCTATTATTATACGTTAATGTTTGGATTTCAACACGGACTTTTACCCCCTAGCTTACCTTCTGGAGAAGCTAATTTGGATAAGATGCTTAATATTAATTTACAATTAATGTTACATCCTAATACGGGAAGTCTAAACCCAAATAATGTTAATAGATTCTTCTTATACTTATGGGCGGAAACATACAATATTTTACGGGTCTATGGTGGGCGTGCTGGGTTATTGTTTGCTTATTAAACGTAGTTTAATCTAAGCGCGTTTTCTTATTACATCTGTCACCGCAGGTTTTACACCTTCTTCAGTCGGTATATTTACAACAACATTCTCTTTCTGTTCAGATACATGAATATCTCCGATTGTTTCAACCACTTCACCTAATCTTTTACGCACATCACTTAAGAAACTAAATTTATCTTCTTCTTTTTTCTGTTCATTTATTCTTTTCTCGTAGTCTCTGAAAGTCTTATCAACAAGTTCTTTCATACGTTTATCTAAATCTGGCAGAACTTCATCACGTAATAAACGTTTCTTATGTCTCATATTAAGAGCAAGTTCCGCAACTAACATCTTCATACGTGTCTTAGAATTATTAAATACACTCGTATGTTCAATATTATTACAGATGTCAGGTTTACTTAAATCTTCTTGGTCATCAAACTCTCTTCCAAATTTATCTATAACATCGTCGGGGATTTGAGGAGATTGTTCTATAAGTCTATCTAAATCTTGACGGCATATATTAATAAAGTCTAAACTGTCCATACGATCATCTGGTTTCTGGGCAAGTTCAACCGAAATTAAACGATTAAACTTACTCCATGATACTGCCGCAACTCTATGTGCTTCGCTATTCTGCGCATAACGAAAAAAGTTTCCTAGAGTGGTCAAGATACCCGTAAATAGTGAGACCATTCCAATCGCAACTTGTCCATATTTCTGTCCATTTGGAATATCACCTACTAGACCTGTTAAACCAACAGACGCAGTTCCAGTTATTGTAGATAGAATAATAACTGGAATGGTTATAAGATTATTCTTACTTGATAACTTCTTCTCAGTTCTATCATGCAACCAACGATAACACGCAGCGTAATCTGACCACTTTGCTAACAATTTTTCTTGTTCTTCAGTCCAACCGTTTTGAAACTTCTTCACTTTATTATTAGATAAATCTCTTGGTGTATTCTGTCCTGAACTATTCGGAGTAGCCATCTATTTTTTAAAACGTTTTTTATTCTGTTCTAAACCAGTTTCATAGATTTTCTTAGTAGCTTCTTCTGTTAATTTTGTTACATCAAGACCGGATGGAATTGATACAAATGCTGGTTTCTTACCTTTAGGAGTTACTTTTTTCATCATATAAGTTCCATACTGTCCTTTCTTAAATACGAAATCACCTATACTATGTATTGTTTCTGACTTTCCTTTCATTCTTTCAATAATAGTTTCAACTGTATCGCCCGCTTTCAAAGTAATATTTGAACCATCGTATACAATATACTCTCCAAACTTTCCTTTCTTCCGCACAAGAGGTTTTTCTTCATAGTAGCCAAATATATCTAATTGTTCTTCTCTATTAATAAATTCTTGAACGTGTTTATCGTTAATACTTTTAAATTCAATATTTTGTGGCCATCCTAGAAACTTTTTATCTTTAATGAGACAAGGCCCGTTTCTGGTAATGACTGCTTCATAACCGTCACTTAAAATAATCTTTTTAGAATTAGTAACCTCTTTTTGGGGAACCTTTTTAAGACTTTCATACTTTTCTTTATAAGAATTATAAGTATCATTACATACTTTACGCCAATCATCTGAACCAGATTCTACTAAATCAAGTCTGTCTTCCATTTGTTTAGTAAATCCATAGTCAAACAGTTCTTTGAATTCTTTCATACAAAACTCATATACTTGTTTTCCTAGAACTGTTGGAAACATCTTTTGTTTTTGTCCTGAAATCTTTTTAGTGAACGTTTCTTTTTTACAAGGCCAAATATCTGGTTCTAGATTCAAACGTTTTAATGAGATATCTTTTGGTTCTTCAGTCTTAGTTTCTACATACTGTTTATCAACAATTGACGAAACGAGTGATGCAAAAGTAGATGGACGACCAATTCCTTTCTTTTCAAGTTCACGGACTAGTGTTGCTTCGTTATATCGTGTAGGAGGATTATACATCTTCTCTTCTGCTTGTATGGAACTCCATTGAATCTTT